CTACATTACTGTCCTGTGGAAGGATGCGACTGGCGTTACGAGAAAACCGTCCGCTATAGGAAAACAACTGACTTTTGAGCAGCGCACCACGCGCCTCCCACCAACCAAAATTAGCGCCGCAAAAGTTCTTCATAATTTTCATTCGCGATTCACAGCTACTCCAATTGACAACCCATTTGTTGCCGCTAATATCACGTGCAGGAGGCAATAAAATGAACGCACCGATTAGACCAGAACAGGTCTTGGCGATTGGCACTACTCCGGGATCAGATCCTGGATCGAAGGTGAACCCCGACGTGGCAAAAACGCAGGCGATCATCAATGTCAGCGAGGTCTTGAAGGTGATTGCTCTTATCCTGATCGAGATCCGTGACGGGAAGCGGTGACTCATGTTGGTTATTGGAACAGGACCACTAGATATTGTGGAGGGGGCGAAAGTAGGCGAATATCCGTAGGCGGAATCTGCTTGTGGTTTTTTTCCTTGACTCGTCCGGGTTGAACCTTGATACTGTCGGTCAGAATTGGGTCGTGGCGACAGCCAGCCGGGGCTGGTCCACCCCGGGAACGTCCACGAAAAACCGATTCGGAAGAACTAAGCGTGACGCGAACGCCCTGCTGCTTCGCGCTTGGAAAGGAGGACGTGTAGTACCGCAGTATCCCCCCTCACGTCTTAGCCCTACCCCAAGCCAACGACAGTTTGAAGTGAAATTTGCGTCACCGAAAGTTTCGGCCCAGGTATGTAGTTGTTGTTTGCTTGGACCGAAAGGGTCCCGGTGCGTTTGGACACGTAGTCGGATTCTGAATCCGACGGATGGGAGTTCGAATCTCCCCACCGGGACCATTTCGGTTTTACTGCGGCGACGGTCGGCTAATGGTTAAGCCTCTTGCCTAGTGAGCTTGTTATGTGGGTTCGATTCCCACCCGTCGCCCTCACTCACGGTTGTTCCCGTGAGAAAGACCGGATAAAACTCCTCTTGTCAAAGAACCTGAACGGTTTACGCGGGATATCCCATTTAAATTCCCGACGGAGGCAGGGGCGGGGTGCCCCTCCCGCGCGGTACGTACCACTATATATAGCGTAGGGAACGCGCGCGCAACTAGATTTTATCGCTAAGTTGCCCTCGTGGTCAAAAGTAGCTTTTGGTAGCTTCGCGAGGACGCTGCGGTGGCAGCAAAGCGGTTTGCGCCTAGAGCGCGCCTCAAATGGTTTCTGCCGTTATTTCTCTTTCGTACAGAACTCGCAAGAGTTCGAAGTCATCCCGCGATTCACATGCCACCGCACATGAGACGCCCTCATCATCCAACGCCTCAGCCCGTAACGCTTCATGATTCGGAACCGCTTCGGGAAGGACTTCCGCAGGCTCCTGACTCTCGATGCTCGTGGGCGGTTCCTCCCGCCCTTCCGTTGCGCACTTTTCGGGAACATCTGATTCTCGCTCATTGATTTGTGGAAGTTTCCCTGCCGCTACGCACTCGTCGCACTGTCGGAGCCACGGATCTAACGGCGCTTCGGGACTGGGGATGAAATGAAAATGATCGCGGAGGCAGCACTGGCACAGGTGCCAACATTGCAAATCTGAAAGCATTCGCGTCGGCAAGAGTTACTCCAAGTTTGATTTATGCCGCGCCTCTCGGCGCACAGGGATCGCCGTTAGGCCAATCCCGTCCCGGGCTTTGAAGAGGCGCGGCTGCGCCCGAAATTCAAGAAAAGGTTTGGGGCCACAGGGAACTCCGCGGCCCCCAGCAATGTGCGCGGTATGAAAGGTGGAGTGCACCCGGCCAGCGCGCACTTGCATCCTCGCCCCGGCCTGAGCGAAGGTCGCTAGCTGTGTTGCTGAATTAGTTGGAAAGGCAGATAGCTTGAGTTCGGAGCGACGAGGCCCGAGTCAACACGCATCCAGCTTTCGAAACCGACGAGGCCGAATTGAACCAGTGAGGGGTTTTGCCAGAAGCGGCGAACGTACATCGAACTCGGTACGCGCCGTTGCACAAAATACATCGGGTTTCCGAAGAAGATGCTGTTCTTCGCCGATGCCATCGCGGGAATGCTCGGGCAGATCGCCACGGGCTTACCGTGAATGTATGGCGTCACCCCGTACTGACCGTTGAGGCCGTCGCAGAACTTCACGATGGGGCGTCCTTGTTTGTCGAGCAAACCGTCGAGGTACGAAAGCGTCGCGTCGTTCATGTAAAACACCGCGCCCGGACGGTACACTGCGTCCAATTTGTGGAAAAGCGTGTTGATGTCCTGTGAACCGATGCTTGTTGCGCCAGTTTCAGCGCCGCCGGTGTTTGTCGAGCTTCCAGCCGCGATGACCGGAGAAGCTCCGCTGGCGAGAACAGCGGTGGTCAAGCCAGTGGGAGCGTTGACACCGGAGCCGGTGATGAGCGCCGCGCCGACTCCGCGTGCGTGCCGCATCGCGAATACGCGCTCCAGAACTGCGCCGATTGGGAAGTTGGAATCTTGCAACAGTTCCAACGAGACGCCGACGATCTTGCTGCGGAAGGCATAAGCGTTGAGTTGTGTCGAGCCGAAGTTAGCCACGTCAACCTCGTTTGACACCGCCGCTTCTCCGACCTGAACGGATTGGTTAGAAACGTCGTCCCAGACGGGAAAGGGCATGTTATTGCCAGTGTCAGTTTCGATGATATTCGAGAATTGGGGGTCAAAAATGCTGTCGTACTGTTTCATTGTCTCGAAGGCGCGGTCATGCATGCCCTGCGGCACGAACGCACCGCCAGGAATCTGCTGCGTGTAAGTAAGAGATTCCTGTCCCGCTAAGTTTGCGCGCACTTCAGAATCCTTCGGGACACGTGACTGGCGAATAGGTTCACCTTTTCCGAAGGCACGCCACTCATTTTCCGTCTCATCGTCCAGGCGACCAAGGCGACCACTTTCGGCCAATTTCGGAAGACCCGCTGCTGCCAGAAGCCGATCCTGTTCCCAACGGCGAAGCTCGGAGACGTTCACGCCAATTTTTAACGCCGACACTTTGGCCAATAGCGCCGCGTGCCGTTGTTCTTCTTTCTTGTTCAAATTGCCGGGCTTGGAAGTAAGAGTTTCCAACTCGGAAATTGCAACTGCCATTTCATCCAATGAACGATTCGTGATTGCACTGATTGTCATACTGCCTCTTCTTGTTGCTTGATTTTTCCGCTCCCTCGCAGCGCCCGGAGCGGCAGGATACTAACCGATGAACAAACTCGTAAGACGGCGACGGCGTTCCTGCACCGACGGCTGCACACGGACCACTGGCTTAAAGTTGGGGACATGCGAGCGAATTTCGAAAGGGACGCCATTAGGAAAGAGGCTGCGTGGAGACTGGGCGAAGCCGTCCATAGTCATAGGGTCGGCGTTAAAATTAGGCACCCGCGCATCAAATTCAAGGCGGTCGGGGTCGTCCTCGTCGGGATCTTCCTCGTCCTCGTCATCAAAGTCACGAACGCCAACAGAGGTTCCCGATTCGTAGGCCGGATAAGTTACGCAAGAAATATCCGAGATGTCAGCTGACCGAATCGTGCGCAGCGGAACTTCTTCACCCGTGTCGGGGTCGGTCGTGCTGCCCCAATCCTGGTCTTCGGCGATGAATGCGAACGACATCGAGTTCATGTCCCCGCGAGCAACAAGTTTCATCAAATCTTTTCCGTAGCTTGTGTCAGCAACATCGATGTCGAACGCAAGCCCGTATGCGGACTCGTTGAGCCGCAATGTGCCTGTCGAACGTCTCGCAATTAGCAAATTTGGATCGTGGTTGATGAGGGCGCGGACATCGGCGCCCTTCGCCAGGGAACGGGTAAAGCACCCCGGCGCAATGCGCTCGATGAATCCGCCAAGATTCCCGCTGTTTGTTGACCAACGTACTGCAAGTCCGCTCAATGTCCCGGCGCTGTCTTTCACGCCTGTACGCGAGCGAAGGTCTGCGCTGCGGAGAAAACGCCTTTCGATAGTCTTTGACATAATTATTCCTGACGATGTTTGATTTTTTCCGCTCCCTCGCAGCGCCCGGAGCGGCGGGTTGAATCTGCTACGCCTCCAATACAAATCGCTGTGGCGCTGGTCTCCCGAACGCACCCGCTTGTGGCGGCTGAACGGCTTCATTTTTGCTGACAGTTTCAACCAGGGTGTTGAGGTCTGCCATGGAAAGTGTGCGGACTTGGTGCGCGCCGATTCCCGTTCTGGCATAAAATTCCATCAAGCACTCTTTGGGCCGACGCACGTGCTTTGTCTTTTCCAAAAGCTCCGCATCGTCGCCGATAGACTTAAGAAAAGGTCGCCCTTCCCTTGTTGCCTGTACCGGACCAGCCGAGACAGGCATCGGTCCCGTTACGCTCTTGATGAGCCGCGAGAGATACCTTTCCGTTGGCTCTTGGGCCAGGTCGTGGGCCATTTTGATGTTTGCTGAGTCATGCATTTTCGTTTCTCCTTTGTGAACTGCGAAGCAAATGCGCGAATTTCTTGCGCAAGAATTCCAGGTGGCGGTAAAACTCATCCTCACGCAGCCTCTTCATTTCACCGAGATCGGCATCGGTTACTTTTGCAAATAGGTTTCTTATTTTCATAGCGGGTCACCAAATCCTTTCGTCGGTACGTAATCCACTCCCGCTATCCAGTGAGGCGTGCCGGGTGTATTAGGGTGGTCCTCACGACAGAGAGGCACTACGTTCGTGTGAACAAATTGCAGGCCAGGTCGCGACACCGGGTCTTGCAAGTGATGAACGATGACGGCGGGCCGCGTGCACCGCTGGCCGTGGTGTAGGCGGGCGCACATCGGATTGCGGGTCAAGATCATCAAGCGAAATTTCCGCCAACGCGCCGAGCGGTGCATATCGCGTCCGGGGCCGTGAGGACTCGGCGGCGCGCCTGACTTGGCAATCGGGGGTGCGTTCACGAAAAGATTCCCTTCGTGTGCTCGACGGTCACCTGCCCGGACATGGCAACAAGGCCCATGAGAATTGTTTCGCGGTGCTCCTTCAGAAATTTCTTCCTGCGCAGTTTCGCGCCCCAAGTTCTCTTCGGTAGCTCAGCCACGAACGGCCCGACCTCTGCTTCTGGGATTCCGAACCCGACCAACGCCGTGTACAGATTTGCGAGCCGCTCGCTCATAGAAGGCCCCCGGGGTTTGACCGCTCATATTCGTAGCCCTCGCCACTGTCACCGTAGCCCTTCCACGTGTCATGGATGCGGCTCTGCGTCGCGGGCGTGGTCCGTGTCCTGCTCGGTAGGTCGCGAGTGCCGATGTTGCGGTCCTTGAGATACTTCGCCAGTGAGGAGGCTGTTCCGCATTGGCCGCACTTTGCCTCGACGTTCGCGATGCCGTTTTCATCCGGCGTGATTGTGCCGATGATGCAGCTACAGCTAATGCGCTGCTGGATGGGGACCTCGGCCTCGCCGCCGCTCCCGCGTGGCGCGGGCATCGTGGCGCGGATGACCTTACCGGGACAGGCCCACGAGTAGCCGATGAATCGTCCAAGTCGGTCCAGGTCTCGGTACCAGCCCGAAGCCTTCTGCTCGCTCTGGACAATCAGATCGTGGATATTTTCTGACTCTGGTTGAAAAAACTTGCGGAACACTTCAACAAGTCCCATTTCTTCTCCTTAAAGCACAGAGATGCCGCGTTCGTTATAGACGGAGTTGTAGCGAAATTTGTCGGCTTCATCAGGATTCAGGTATCGCTGCATCGCGCTCAGCAGCGCCTGCACGGCGTCAATCTTTTCCGACTTGGAGAGCTTCTTGGCGATAATGCCGCCACGGTCATTCGGCTCAAGCACGACGTTACCCAATTGCCAGACGAGCACAGGATTTTTCAGGTGGACGAATCGGCCCTGCACGACGGCGCGAATCAACTCCTGCGCGGGTGCGGTCAGGAATCCCTCGTGCTGCGGGACTCGGGTGCACTTCGCGATCTTTTCGTCATGAAGTTCCGACATGAGCACCTGAGCGTTCCATGCGTCGAAACCCAGGTCCCGAAACTTCCCGGTGGTCCACAAAATATCTTTCAGGTCTTGCTTGATGACCTTCACGTCCACGTAATTTCCCGGCGTGGTTTTCACCCAACCGTCTCGAATCCAAACGTCCAGAGGAACATTCCAGAGCCGCTTTTTTTCCTCGACGCGCTCCTCTGGAATCCAGAACCAGGGAACGGCCACTACGTAGGGCGGTTGCTCGGTCGGGGTGTCAGCGAAGCGCACGTCGGGGTAGAAGGCGACGAACGCGGTCATATCTTCGACCACGCCCAAATCAAATCCGCCGAACGCCGGCCACTCCTTTGCGTGCTCCAAGAACCAAGTGCGAAGTTCGGACGGCTTAAGGTTGTACGGCCCAGCGCAAGCCGCGATCTTGTCCACGGGAAGCGTGTGTCCCTGCTTCGTCGTCACCCAAGAGTTGCAGTGGTAACGCAGGAAGGGTGTCAGCTTGGACGGGTCTTCCTCGATTTCCTTGATCTGCTGCTGTAGGGCAGCGATACGAACGGTGACTCCTAAATTGGGATTCGCCTTCGCCCACGCCTCAGGCTTTTTCCAATCATCGTCCTTGTCAATCGCGGCGATGAACACCAGCTTTGAGTCATCTGGGGCAACGTCCGTCAGCAGCTTTACAAACTGTTCGTGGCGGCGTCCGGCGTAGCTGGTGCTGTCATAGCCAGCGGTGGTACAGGAAAAAATCAGCGGCTGCTTGCGGGCCACCATGCCAGTGGTGATTTTTTCCACGATGTCGCTGCCTACGAACTCGTGAACCTCGTCAAACAGACCGCCACTGGGAGCCAGGCCGTCCATGCTTTTCCACTCTGACGAGAGCGGTTGATAAGTCCCCTCTCCGTTCGTAAAGGCGTTGCTCAGCACCCGCAGCGCCTTACTCAACTCGTCGCAAGCGTCAATCATCCGCTTGGCAGCGCGATAGCAGATCCGGCTTTGCTCCTTTGCGTTCGAGCAGGTGTAAACCTCGGGATGCGGTTCGCAATCGGCCAGAAGAAGGAAGAGAGCAAGAGCGGCCATGACGCACGTCTTGCCGTTCTTGCGAGCGATTTCTATCCACACCTCATCGAAGCGCCGCAAGCCGCTCGGACGCTTCCAGCCGAACGCCTGTCCGACCAAAAAGATTTCCCAGTCTTGAAGCGAGAAGTCAGCAACGTTGAACTCGGTGAACCACGTTGCGATGTTTTCAACCGCCAGTGGGTCAAGGAAGAGGCCACGTGCCGCGCCTGTCTCCAAATCTTTCAGGAACCGTTGCGCTGCCAAGATCGCTAGTGACCCGGAGATGATTTGGCCGTTCACTACGCCCTCGGCATAAGCCTTCATCCTTGTGAGCGGGTGCTGCTCCGGCCAAGAAAAAACCTCCTCGCCGGTTAGTCGCAATACCGTTTCGCCAGGGGTGAGCCGTGAGTCGAATGTCTCGCGCTCGTGCTTTACGCGTGCAATGAACTCAAGTAGTGAGAGGCGAGGCGGTGGTGCGGTAACAGCAATCGCGGGTTCTTGTTCTTCCAAGCGTCGGTTGGCGACGACGACCTGCTGAGCGCCCGCGAGTCGAAGCTCGTCCGCAGATTTTCTTGGCCTTCCTGCGCCGGGGCGACGGCCACCGCGGTTTGATTTCCGCGTTTGATTTTCAACTGACGCTAAGTTATTCATCTTTAGAGAGAAGCAACGGGTTCCGCATTGATTTGTCGGGCTTTTGAATTAAAAACATCGCGTGGAAAAATAGGCCGCGAGGCACGGCTAACATTTGTTCGCAAGATTGCCCCCCATACCCGGTATGTGTTCATGCCGCGACATATCTTGCGGTGGTTCGATCACCAACTGTTCGCACAGCCAGCCCTTCGTCAACCAACGCAGACAACCTTCTTTCCGTTTCGTCTTGCGACAAGCCCAGAGCCGTAGCAATCGTTGCGATGCTTTGCGGCGTGCTTGACAGAGCGCTTTGGGCTGTCTGGTGAACTGATGTCATTTTGGCAAGGCGAAATGCGTGCATGTTTGGAGTCAACATTTATCGCGCCTCCGCTTGCGGTTGATTTGGGACGTGAGTGACAGCACGCTCCAAAAGGACTTGGATTTCTCGGACGACACTGCGGCGATTTGTCCGCGCTGACTCTTCAACACGCTGCTTCAAATCCATGGGAATCCGTACATGGAGAAAGGCATCCCTTTCCATTTGTTCAACCTCTCTTTTTGTTGTTGTGCTTTTACTTCAGGCCAGTGGATTGATTTGTGGAGCAGTACTGATACATTAACAATACTAGGACATTACCATAAAGTACAGCGTAAAGTGAGGCCGTCGTCAGGAATCTTGGGTTACGAGGTTATAGAACCCCTAAAATAGAGCAAGTTTTCTCTAAGAAATATTGCTATAGAGGGTTACTAGGAAAACGCTGTTCCGTAACCCCGTAACCGCTAAAAAGGGCCGGAAGCAGTACTAACTGTCACGGTAGCAGCCTTGTTCTCCTCGGAAGCCAGGACACGGATGTTAAACCGCCGACGATTTGCATGTCCTTTTGCCGAATGAACTCCATCCACGTCCTCCAAGTACGAATTCAAGGTGCGTTGGTCAAACATCCGCCGATTGTCTGCGAATGCCTGGAGTGAGGACAGAAGGACTCGGTCCTCGGTGCCATTGGCGAGGACAAACTTCCTGATCTGCTCGGGATGTTCCATTCCTTCGGGCAAGGCCAAAACTTCCAGACGTTCTCTCACAAAATTTGCGATCCAGTCCTCGTCCGCGAGATATGTATTCGTGTCTGTTACCACCTTTTCGGGCAGTTCGAGCCTGAAACCGTTGTCGATGAGTGCGTGGGCACCTGCAATAGCCCAGCGCAAGATGCCCTCGGCTTCCTCGAGGAGCAAACGAATCATCGTGTCGGGCTGAATTTTGGCTCCCGAGCGCATGCAGCGTAGGATGACTTCCTCGTCTTGGCAGTTCACTGGCAGCGCTTCGCCTTCGTCTGGCAGTTTCTGGTTCCACTTAATGAGCAGAAAGCGCCTTCTGAATCCTTCGTCTACGCTTTCGAGGACGGGCTTTTTCGAGGACGGCACGATGAGCTTAGCCTGACTGAAAAAAGTAAGCGGAGCCTCGCGAATAGGGCGACAGATAATCGGATCTGCCCCGCCAATCAGGCTATTTAAGAAGCCGACGTTCCACGGGCGGTTTTTCTGGTCCTCTGGACAGTAGAGCAGGCGCGCATTCTGAAGCGCAGCAACATGGTAGTCGGTTGCTCCGCTAGCAAATTCACTCTGAAAAACTAGGTCGGGATGTATCGGCTTGCCATAGTCGCGGCCCATCAGGCCCAGCAACACACGAGCAAAGAGGCTTTTGCCGTTTCCAGCCTTGGGGCCGTAGAAAAAGTATAAAGACTTCTCGATGATGAGGCCGAGGAGACAGGACCCAGCAATTTGTTGAAGCAGCTTCCGATACTCCGGCTCAGGCTGCACACGCTCCAAGTACGTTAACCATCTTCGAGGCGGCGGTCCGCTGGAGACGTAGTTGTGAGGCACGAGGCGCGAGACCAGCAACTCGCGGCTGCCAGGCAGGAGACGCCTCTCTCGAAAATCGTAAATCCCGTTCTGTGTTCCGAGCAGCCAGCCGTCGGTGTCAAATGTGCCGACCTCGACACGCACCTCAGGGTGATTACCGAGCGCTTTTGTCAGTCGCCCGTGCTGGTTGAAATACAACAGTTGCTCCAGCTTATTCAGCCGCTTGCGCAGGTCATCGCCGGAAAATC